GCCGCACCAAGAAGAAGTTGGTCTCCCGGACCTCCTAGATCTGGTGGTGTTGTAAGGCCTGCTCCTCGACCTGGCCGAGCTCCGGTGAGACGGCCAGCACCAGCTCGTACACCTGTCCGAAGACCACCTCCACGCCGACGCCCGCCTCGTAGAGGAGGAAGAAGAGGGGGAAGAAGAGGAAGAAGACCTGTCGTTAATTGGCGGAATGTAAACAGGGGTGTCCGCGCAAACACCGGCCGCCGTAGAGATCCTATTGCACAATCATTTAAGGTTTATGGCGATACTGGAGTATTCTTAACTAGTGTTGAAATTTTCTTTGCAGAGGTTGATACCAATGACATTCCAGTAATTCTTCAACTGAGAACAATGGAAAATGGAATTCCAACAGAAACCATTTTACCATTCTCAGAGGTAACCATTGAACCTTCACAAATTACAACTTCCACCAATGGTGGGAATGGAACTAGAATTTCCTTTGATGCTCCAGTATATGTTGAACAACAAACAGAATATGCAATAGTACTAGTTTCTGCTTCTACGAAGTATAAGGTTTGGATTTCTAGAGTTGGTGAAAATGATCTACTTACAGATCAGTTCGTTTCTACTCAACCCGATCTTGGATCATTCTTCAAGTCTCAGAATGGATCTACATGGGAACCAAGTCAGTGGGAAGATCTCAAGTTTGTAATTAATAGAGCACAATTTAGTCCTTCTGGAACTGTTGAGTTGTATAGTCCTGTCCTTGCTGAAGGAAATGCTCAGATTCCAACATTGATGCCAGATCCGATCAATCTGACCTCTAAAAAAATTAAAGTTGGATTAACAACAGGCCTAAACTTTACAAATAATGGTAGTCATGTTCCCGAAATTGGGAATACGATCTATCAAATAAATTCCAATGCAACTGGCAACTATGTTGGTAGTGCAGGATCTGCAACGGGTCAACTTAATCTCATTAATGCCGGTATTGGATTTACCCCACATAGCGGAAGTCTTGGATATGATAATATTTCATTATCTAATATAACTGGTGCAGGCCAAGACCTGACAGCAGATATTCATGTTGTTAACGGTGTTGTTTCCATTGCAACGGTTCGTAGTGGTGGATCTGGTTACACTGTTGGTGATGTTCTTGAACTTTCTAGTGGACTTGGCAATCAATCTACCGGAAGAAATGCTAGATTCTCTATCGTTTCTCTTGGTTCCACAAATCAGTTGATTCTTGATAATGTTCAGGGAGACTTTATCACTGGTGTTGGAAACACAGTCATGTTTACCAATAGCGTTGGTATTGGCACTACCCTTGGTGGTATCGGTGCTTCTGCCGCTCTCGTCAGTTCCGTCACTACAGTTTCTGATGGTCTTCATATTGTTGTTGACCACAAGAATCATGGGATGCACCATGAGACTAATAGAGTAATTCTCTCTGATATTGAACCTGATATTACACCAACGAAGCTTTCTGTTGCTTATGATTCATCATCTACGGGTGATATTAGCATTGACGACGCATCTGAGTTTGGAACTTTTGAAAATGTCGGTGTTGGAACAACCAATGCTGGATATCTCTTAATCGGTGATGAAATTATTTCTTACACTGAAACTACTGGAAATGTTATTGGAGGAATTACTAGACAGGTTGACAGCACAGTTGCTACTGATTATCCTGCAGGAACTCCTATTTACAAATATGAATTTGGTGGAGTATCTTTGAGAAGAATTAATAAAGAACATTCTCTCAGTGATGTGACGGTATCAAATCCAATTACATTTGACTCATACAATGTTAAAATTGATATGGCAACTTCTGGAGTTGCCAGAACAACTGGTGAGAGTTTCCCAATCCTTTACCTGAATCAAACCAAATCTGCTGGTGGATTTAGTGCAAAGGCTACTCAAAATATGCAGTATGAAATTATTACCCCACAGATTCAAAACTTGACACTCCCTGGAACAAATATTAATGCAACAATGAGAACTATTTCAGGAACAAGTCTCAATGATGGATCTGGTGCTGGTACTGACATTCCATTCGTAGTTCAAGATAGAGAGGCTCTTACTCTTAACAATAGCAATTATCTTACTTCTCCAAGAATTATTGCTTCAAGAACTAATGAAACTAATGCAGCAACTATGGGGGATCTTCCAGGAGAGCGTTCATTGAACATCTCTCTTGAGTTGACCACCGAAGATGAAAACTTATCACCTGTTATTGATACTCAAAGATTGAGTGCGATTTTGACAACCAATAGAGTTGATTCTCCAATCACAAACTATGCTCAAGATAATAGAGTTAATAGTTTGAATGATGATCCAACATCTTGCCAGTATATTTCTAAAGAGAATACTTTAGAAAATCCTGCTTCTTCTCTCAAGGTTATACTTGATGCTCATATCAACAATTACGCAGATATTAGAGTATTCTACGCGATTAGTGAAACTGCTAATTTTGATCCCATATTCGTACCATTCCCTGGTTATGATAACTTAAATGATCGCGGAGAAATTATTGCTCTTGAAAATAGCAATGGTAAGTCTGATACTTATAATACAGTATCCGATGTCTCTGGATTTGCCTCTGATGACCTAGACTTCAGAGAATATACATTCACCGCTGATAATCTTCCTTCATTCAAGTCATTTAGAGTTAAGGTTGTTATGACAAGTTCAAATCAAACTTATCCACCTAGAATGAAGGACCTGAGAGTTATTGCAACTGCATAATATGAAACATAAGGTAAAAGATCAAACTCACTTAGTCAGAGATACTACAACAAATTGTATTATTAATACAAGTCAGTCTCAATACAATGATTACATACGCCGCCGTAATGTAAAAAGTGATGAGAAACAAAAGATACAGAATCTTGAGACTGACGTTGCTAGTATGAAGAATGATTTAAATGAAATCAAATCGCTATTAAGGAGCTTAGCAAATGGATCCTGAAACTATTGAACTTAAAAATTTGTCAAAAAGTTTTGCATATCAGCAGATTGCGACTGATATAGATAACTGCAATGATCGCGATACTCTGAAAAATATTGCAAAATCTTTTTGCAAACTTTATTATAAACAGCAAGAGACAATGCAGATCATAGGACTATCAACAAATGACAACTAAGAAGATAACTTTTGATCCAGATGCCAGTGCAGCACCTGCAGCTAATTTTAATATTCTCGGTGGAGCAAACTTTGAAGGAAACTTTGAGGTTGTAGGTACATCCAATACTGCATTTAGTTTTGAGGGATATTCTGGGTCATCTCAGATGACCAAAAGCGTATCAATAGGGTCTACTGCTTTTCCTGCAGCAACTTTTGCTGTTGGATTTACAAGTGCTGCTGATGGTAAGGTTCGTATTTCTCTTGGTGGAACACAGACTAAATTACTAAATGAAGGTCGATATGTATATGATGTGATTGTTAGTTCTGGAAATACATTTTACACATTAGTTAATGGTAATATTCTTGTACGTCCAGGAGTATCATCAATAACGACACTATAAATATAAAAAAGGTAATATATCGTAAATGGCACAACCATCTACCCGACAAGAACTCATTACCTATTGTAAGAGACAACTTGGGGCTCCAGTATTAGAAATTAATGTCGCTGATGAGCAGATCGAAGATCTGGTAGATGATGCTATTCAATATTTTCATGAAAGACATTTCGATGGAGTAATACAAACTTTTTTACACTATAAACTCACTGAAGATGATGTAAACAGAGGAAAAGGCCCTGGAGCATCAGGAGTTAGTGGAATTACAACAACCACGGTCACTCACAGTGTAGGTAGTACATCATCCTTTTCATTTACTGAAAACAATAATTATATTCAAGTGCCTCCAGCGGTTATTGGTATAAACAAAATTTTTCGTTTTGATGGTTCTAACACTACAACAAACAACATGTTTAGTGTTAAATATCAATTATTTTTAAATGATATCTATGGATTAGGATCTACAGAAATCCTTAGTTATGCAATGACTAAGAGATATTTGGAAGATCTTGATTTTGCATTGAGCACAGAAAAGCAAATAAGATTTAATCAAAGACAAGATCGCTTATATCTTGATATTGATTGGGGTAGTGTTAAGAAAGACGATTACATAATCCTTGATTGTTACAGAACAATAGATCCTGCGGATCACTCTAGAGTTTATAATGATTCATTTTTAAAAAGATATCTGACTGCTCTTATTAAAAAGCAGTGGGGTCAAAATCTGATCAAATTCCAAGGTGTAAAACTCCCAGGTGGTACTGAGTTAAATGGAAGACAAATTTATGATGATGGTATGAGAGACCTTGAAATAATCAGAGAGCAAATGTCTAACACATATGAACTCCCACCTCTTGATATGATTGGGTAAGGATTATGTTAAATCCATTTTTTCAACAAGGTTCATCAGGTGAGCAAAGTCTTGTACAAGACTTAATTAACGAACAACTCAGAATGTATGGTGTAGAGGTTCACTACATGCCTCGCAAATACATGACTGAAAAAACTCTCATGAGAGAGGTTATTGAGTCTAAATTTGACGATGCATATCCGATTGAAGCCTATGTT